CCCCGCAGCTGGAAACCACTACTATGAAATCGTGGTTAGATTGGTTGCCAGAAAATGATTTTGGGCCTGTTAGATGGAGAGCGCCATTTCGCCAAACAATACGGGTTCCAGAAATAGATTTAGAAGCCGAGGTTTGGTTCTTGGCATTAGATCGTGATGAAGATGTGCGTAAGTTGCTCTCGTTTGAATTTACATATATTTGGTTAAATGAGGCGCGTGAATTATCCAGAGAAATTGTAACCGCAGCTATATCTCGCGTTAAGCGTTTTCCTAGAATGATCGAAGGTGGCCCTACTCGATCTTGTGTGTTTATGGATACTAACGCGCCTCACGAAGAACATTGGTGGTCTATTATGTCTGGGCAAAGCGAGCCGCCAGATTGGATGACCGAAGATGACAGGCTGACTTTGTTAAAACCAGATAATTGGGAGTTTTTTCAGCAGCCGCCAGCCGTGCATGACAGATACGGGCCAAGCGGTGAGTTAATAGGGTATGACCTTAATCCTCTACGCGAAAATGCCAAATTTACAGATAAAACCTACTATACAGATTTGCTGCAAGGCCAAACGCGGGATTGGATTAGAAATATGCTCCAAAACCAAATTGGGCGCATATTCTCAGGTAGACCTGTTTATCGTGGTTTCTCAGAAAAAATGCACGTTGCTGCTGAGCCATTTGGCCCAACAGAGGGCGATGCTATTCATATTGGTGTTGATTTTGGCTTAACACCTGCCGCCGCGTTTTGTCAGGATGTATATGGTCAAGTGCGGGTAATAGATGAACTGGTAACAAAAGATACCAACGCAAAGCAATTTGCGGATTTATTAGCCGCGCATATTCGAGAGCATTATTCTGAATATCAGATAATTATTACTGGCGATCCTAGAGGAGAAGACCGAGCTACAACTGATAGCGTAACGCCATACCAGATTTTTCGCGCTGCGGGGTTGGAAGTAACGCCAGCTTGGTCAAATGATCCAATTATTCGCGTTGGAGCTGTAGAAACACAAATTAATTCCCTCATAGAGGGTAAGCCGGCATATTTTATCTCTCCAAATTGCAAATTTATCGTTGGAGCCAAAAAAGGTGGCTATTGTTACCTAAAAGATCGGGAAGAAATCGACAAAAAATCCATTTATTCGCATATTTCTGATGCAGAGCAATACGCGCTCCTAAGAATGGGTTACGGCAAAAAACTAATTGGCCGAAATCCTAACGCAAAACCTAGTGTTCAAGCCTATCACAAGCAATCTGTGTTTAATCGAGGCGGTGGAATGACTGCAAAACAAAGAAATCGGCAGTCTATTCTTTCAAGAGGCCGTTAGGGTTGCTTTTTAACTAGATAAAGCGCATTTTTTTACCGACAACACAATATATGGTGAAATTATGTGTGATCCTATGAGCATAGCGATTGTTGGAAGCGCTCTATATTCAAATAATCAAGAAAACGTTAGAGCAAAAAAAGTTTCTCAAGCAAGAAGCGCAGAACAAGCGCGTGTTAAAGAAGTTGCCAATCAGGAACGCACTCAAAGCGATATGGCTGCTTTAAAACAGCGCAGAAAACAAAACGCAACTCGCAGATCAGCAAGTTCAGGGCAAATGGGTAGCATGTTAGCTGGAGCTGGTAATTTTATGTCTGCTCGATCTTTTTTCTCATGAGGTAATTAATGGACGTTAAGGCAATTATTAAAAGGCGCGATGCTGCAAAAGCAGACCGTCAGCGCTTAGAGAATCTTTACGACGATTGCTTGCGTCTTACAATGCCAGCCAGACGCCGTTTTTACACCCAGCCTATCGACAATGCAGAAGATATATTTGATGAAACTGGCGCAAATGCTGTTGCTGAGTTTGTTTCTCGTATGCAAGCAGGGCTTTTGCCTCCCTTTACGGAATTTGTAAAACTAGACGCATCTGCAATGGTTGAGCCGCGTGATGTTGCGGCTGTTAATAAAGACCTCGATGATATTAACAAATATTTATTTGAGCAGATTTGGAACTCTAATTTTTCTCAAGAAATTTCTGAATGCCTTTATGATATGTCTATTTCTACTGGCATTATGCTGTTTGAAGAAGGTACGGGCGATAAAGCGTTTCATCACCGCGCTGTGCCATTAACAGATGTTTATTTAGAGCGCGGCGCGGATGATACAGTTGGCGGCGTGTTTAGAGTTCAAAAAGTACCAGCTAAACACTTAAAGCATCGCTATCCTGATATGAATGAAAGCGAGGCTATGAAGACCTATTCGGATCTTAGAGAAGATTCCGAAAAAGAACTGGAAATTATCGAATATACCTATCGGGATTATTCGAGCGTCGAGGTTGAGTGCTATTACCACATAGTTTTGTGTGAAACGCATAATGAAGTTCTGCAAGTTCGCAAACTGGAAGGCAAAGGCTCAAACCCGTTTATTGCATTTCGCTGGCAAACGGCTGCGGGGGAAACATGGGGCCGAGGGCCATTGTTAAACGCCATGGGCGCTATTCGCACAACCAACCTTATGGTTGAGATGATCCTTGAAAATGCGGCTATGTCTATCGTTGGAATGTACCAAACGGACAATGAAGGCACTGTAAACGCTGATAATATTTCATTATTACCAGGGACTATTATTACCAAAGAAATCGGTACACGCGGATTAGAGCCAATTACTGGCTCAACTGGCAATTTTAACATGCAAGACGTGGTGTTGGCCGATCAGCGCACAAACATTAAACGCGCATTGTTTAATGATATGCTTTCAGATCCTAATAAAACGCCAGCAACGGCTACTGAGGTAGCTGAACGCATGGCTGATTTATCGCATCGAACATCCGCAGGGTTTGCGCGTGTGTTTTATGAGTTTATTCAACCGTATATTTATAGAGCTTTGTATATTTTGGAAAAACGCGGCGATATAGAATTGCCCGTTATTAATGGCAAAGCCATACAAATTCGCGCTATTTCTCCAATTGCCATGTCACAAAATGGGCGCGATTTGCAAAAGCTAATGCAAGATTACCAAATGCGGGCGCAAATGTACGGGCCGCAAGTTGCAACCTCAATGTATCAAATGGAGGAATTGCATCCTTGGTTAATCGAAAAAATGGGCTTGGAAACCAAGCTGTTTAAATCGAGCAAAGAAATTGTGCAGTCGATGGAACAACAAGCCCAGCAAATGATGATGATGCAACAACAGGCGCAACAACCCGTATGAGCGAATTTATTGAGCGGCGAATACGCGAGATCCAAGATCAAGCAAAAAACTCCTTTGATAGTTTTCAGCGACCAGCAAGTGCAGAAGAAAACATTAATATTACATGTCGCAATGTTTTGAACTCACCAGATGGTCAAAACTTAATGACTTATTTGCGTTCGATAACAACGGACGCGGTTATGCATCCAAGCTGCACAGATGCAGAATTAAGGATGCAAGAAGGAATGCGCCGACTTGTGGGCATTCTTGATGCAAGGCGTAAATCTAAAGCAAGACTTAATTCATAAGGAAAATAAATGTCAGAAGAAGCTGCCACAATGTTTGATGCAAATGAAGCGTCCAGCGAAACCGCTGAAACGCAAGCTGTTGAAACAACAAATGAGGGAGAACGCCCAGATTGGTTATTAGACAAATTCAAATCCTCCGAAGATCAAGCCAAAGCTTACAGTGATCTTTATGGAGCGTATTCGAAGAAAACAGAAGATTTGCGTGCAGAAGTCAAAGAAGAAGCTGCGCAAGATTATGCAAAATCGCTTGGCGTACCAGATGATGCAAGCGCATATGAATATCCAGAAGGCTTTGATGCGCCAGCAGAAGGCGTTGATCAAGCACTTAGAAGCTGGGCAAAAGAAAATAATGTGCCGCCAGAAGCGTTCAAATCGTTAATATCTGATGTGTACGGGCAAACTCAAACCGATTTTGAAGCAGAACGCGCTAAACTTGGCGATAATGTCGATCAACGCGTTACCAAGTTAAACAAATGGGTAACGTCTAATATAGACGAAAAACATTTTGATGCTGTTAGCAAAATGATGACAACAGCCCAAGGCGTTGAGCTTATGGAAAGCATGATGAACAAAGGCGCATCGAGGGGCTTTGCGCCTGATGATGTTGGAACTTCTGTGCAACCCAAGCCGCTATCGCGCAATGAAATCCGCAATCTGCAAGCAGATGCAAGATTTGGCGAAGATGAAGATTACACTGCTATGGTTAGATCAAGGTGGCAAGCTTTTGCAGATCAGCAAGCGCGAGGTTAAATTCTTTTTAGCTCCAAGCACTCTGTACGATGTTTTGGAGCTATACAAATATATGCGTAAGTCAGACAGGGATGAACTGGCTTACGCAATACAAACAACTGGCACAGATATTTACAGCCAGATGATTACAAGCTGTATTTCAGATAATTATGTAACGATGTGGGCAAATGACAGAGTTGTGGCTGTTGGCGGTATTAACGCTGTTCCTGATAATTCTAGCATTGGTATTATCTGGCTTTTAGGAACAAATCTTGCTGATAAATATTGGCGTCAAATGACGCGGTTATGCCAAAGATTTATAGAAACAGAAAAACCTAATTGGAATGGATTTGGTAATATTGTTCCCACATCTAGTTGCAAGCGTATTAAGTGGCTACAACATTTAGGTTTTGACATATTAGATTTAAAAGCACAGATTGATTTTGAGGGATATGTAAAGTTTTACATGAATGCCTCTTATACGGCCCCAAAAACGCAAAGCGGCTCCGCATAGGAATACCCGTTGAGTTAGTTTGAGGAACACCCGATCCCGTTCTGAAATTTAACTTAATAGGTGTAAAAATGGCCTCAACTATCGACCAAGCGTTTATTGAAGAATATAACGCCGATGTTCACTTGCTGTACCGTCAATATGGCTCTCGTTTAATGAATACGACCCGTAAAGGCACAGTTGCAGCTAAATCCGTATATTTCCAAAAATTCGGAACTTTGGCAGCGCAATCTAAAACACGTAATGCAGAGCATACGTTTCAAGATCCAGCGCACAGCAAAGTAAAAGCCGATATGGTGGACTATTATGTTCCCACATTGGTTGATGATTTGGATTTGCTCAAATTAAACATTGAGGAAAAACGCGCTCATACAACTGCACAAGTTGCAGCATTAGGCAAAAAGACTGACGAGGTTATTCTCGATGCTCTTGAGGCTGGCGCAAACTCATCTGATTTGGGCGATAATACTGCTGCTTGGGATTTTGATACAGCTATGAGCATTGTAACAACATTCTCAGTTAATGAAGTCCCTGATGATGGAAACCGTTTTTGTGCATTGCACCCTTATGCTTGGGCGCAATTCCTAAAGGTTCCTGAATTTGCTAATGCAGATTATGTTTCCGCTGAAAACCTCCCATTCAAAGGAAACCTAACTGCAAAAAGCTGGATGGGAACAATGTGGATGCCTATGCCAAACATCGATCACGGTGTGGCGGGAACAAACATTGCAACCAACGTAGCTTGGCACAGGACTGCAATTGGTCACGGCGTCAACAAAGAAATCAATACAATTTGGGATTATGAAAACACGCGGTCAGCTTGGTCTGCTGTGTCTTCTATGTCTCTTGGCGCAATCGTGATTGAAGATGCTGGAGTTTACAAAGTCTCTACTTTGTCACCTGCACCGTCTTAATAGGATCATCTGTCTCAGTGGCAGATGAGGCAGATGTAAAACTCTTTCTGGTTAGGTTACGCACTGCGATGAAGGAGAAACATTGAAAGGGGTGGGTGCCTGCTTGCCCCTTTCTTTAAAACAAGGTTGGCTATATGACTGTAACGCCTCTTTCAGTTTCCAATTCATCGCTCAAAGTTATGAATGCGGCATTAGCCCAGCTTGGCGTTGATGAAATTACATCTTTTACCGAAAACACATTGCCAGCAAAGACTGGCAATAAGCTTTTTGAAGACATCCTCGAGGATGCGCTTTGTTCTTATCCTTGGCGGTTTGCGCGGGATCG